ATTGCCATTTTACAGGTTTCACCGAATTTGAGGAGTTACACTCATAAAGTTTCCTAAATGAGGCTCAATTTTACATAAGTCCGTTGTGTCTACCGATTCCACCACGCTCCCATCAAAATCACCCAGAATAGGTGATTGGATTATACTTGAGAAACTCCCAAAATGTCAATTTCATCTCTTTTTGTGACATTCCACAGTGCTTTGCTGCTGTTGGTAAATTCCACTTTGCAGTAAAAAGTGCTTCATTTGCCTCTTGAACGTTTTGTGGTGTAGTTTTGACAGGTTCTTCTTTGAGACTTTTGTAGGCAATTCTATACAAATTCATATTTTGTAAAAAAGTATCGTGTGAGAAAATTTACCGGGATTTTTTTGCCCCTAAAATGAAACTCAAAGTGGATTTGCGTAGGTAAGAGTTCTTTCATCCACGGTGTTACGAACAAACTCCAATACGTTCATAAATTCTTCGATTGTATCGCAGGTTACTTCCTTCGTGTCGCCTTCATTCGAATACAGATACACTGTTTTCCTCAGAGGATCAACCACGCAGCTTGTCAGATACTCATCTTGCATCGGTTCGTTTGCTGATTACCTAGGTATCATAGCACGGTCAAGATTGGTCGTCAAGAGGTTCCCACTGTGGATTTCTGCGATCATAGTCCCAACCACCAATCAAAAACTGTCTATTATCACCAGGATAATCATCAGGTGTCTCTCCGTCATAATCAACCCTCTTTTATATCGTAGTGATATCCAGAGATGGAATACTGATTATTATCTCCTGGATAATCTGCTGGACTTTCCCCTTCATACTCTGAAATCAATCTCTCCCCATCAGCACGAGTCGCAAAGACATGGAAGAAACAATCAATTGGCATTCCACCATTTGCTTGAAGATGAATTTGATTCTCGCCAATTCTTTTAACAATCACATTCTGGTGAGCACCGATTGGTGTTAGATTTACCGTGATTGTTGTTCGATCAACAAGTTTTTCCCAGTATTGTGGGAGAAAAATAATTGTTTTATTTGTAAGTCTCCCACGGAAATAAACATCATTGGATGGTCCCTCAGGACAGGTGTGGCGAAGTCTCCACCCCTCTTTGGTTGGGTGTGGAATATCAAAATTCTTTTTAGCAGAGAGAATATGACTGTCACAACCAGACTTTACCTCTCCTTGAGATGTAATATCACCTTGCATTCGGTTTATTTTTGATTACCTAGGTATCATAGCAGGTTCTAGTGCTGTTGTCAATTTTCTTTGTACCAAAGTGATAAAACGTATCTTTCCCCATTTTTAACTTTTGAAACATGATGCAAATATAAAGAGTTTGAAAATATTATGAGTTTGCCTGGTTCTGGTTTAACTTCAAAATTTTCAAAACAGGTATAACCACCTTCAAAATCATCGTTTAGATAAAGCATTGCTGCAAATACATCCTGTCCATGTATATCATTTTTATCAAAGTGAGGTTTCATAAAAGTTCCAGAAGGCCACCTTACAACACCAACATAATCTAATACGATCTCTTTATCAAAGGATTTACATATTTTGGTGATAGCATTTACAACTTCTGCATGTAAATCATTATTGTTAATTTCAATGTTAGTTGGATCTACGTTTCCTCCCAAATAAATCGCACCATAATTGCCATCTGGATCTGAGACGATTGGTTCTTTGGGTAATGATTCATTAGGATTTGAATGAGTTACTGTGGTAAGAAAAGTGTCTCCACCTCTACTTTCATCTCCGTATGGCATTTCTTCTTTATTACTTTTTGCAAAATTTATAAATGATTTACACAAAAAAGGATTTAAAAAATTTTCTTCAATGTAAATCAATTTTTTCATAGTGTGTTGATATTCACTTTATTTGCATACTGAGGATCGTTGTAATCCTTGTCTGGATAATCACTCCATTCGTTGCCTTCATATTCAACGACCAGAGCATTCACATCCTTTCTTTCGGCATAAATGTGATAATAACAATCAATTGGTGTTTCATCCTTTTCTTGTAAATGTATTTTTTCTTCATCAACTTTTTTAACAATGATGTTTTGATAAGCACCAATGGGTTGTAACTGAACACTAATACTATTAATATGAACCAAATCTTTCCAATACCAAGGAAGTTCTATTTCTGTTCTATTTTTTAGTCTACCTCTAAAATATACGCCAACCTCTGGTCCCTCAATACATGCGTAACGGAGACGATTTCCTTCACCCAAAGATGGATGAACCATATCAAAAGGTTTTGGTCTTGCATCTGCCTGAGAGAATCTAGATTCAAGCCTACCTTTATTATCACAGTCTACTTTTCCACTCACATATAAATCACCATCAATATACACAACATCAGTTGTTGATCCTGTTACATATAATGCATTGCTTGTTTGACCATCACCTTCAATTTTGACATCTCCTCTTACATGTAAAGATCTTTCAGTAGGATCTGAATCTGGATCACTATTTGTAAGTGGTGCAACCATTAATGTGGCATGTGCTGTTGAAAACTCCGTTGGAGACCCAACCACCATTGGACCTTCAACATATGCAGATCCATTAATTTTTGTATTTCCTTCTTTAATTGCAGGAACAATGCCAGTTCCTACTTTGAGTTGACCACCAACATTTAAATCAGGTAAGTCCATTTCATTTAAACTCCTATATTCGTGTGAATTGTTCTACCAAATTTTTTCCACCATTAACAGCATTCTTTACCGCACAGGAGTCATCAACTCCCCTAAAAATTGACCCATAACACTTAAGAATACTATTAGCAACCACCTCTCCGACGCCCGATGTGAATATTCTGTAACTCGTGGTTGCATTTACAGAGAATTTTTTTGAGTCATTGCTGATATTTTCACTAGCAGTTAAACGAATATTTCCTTTACTGCCCCCTTCACCGATTGCGTGAAGTTCAATATCTGTTGCCTCAAGTCTTATCTTTCCGTTATTGGCTTTAATAATTATATTACCATTTTTTGCATTTAACATCAAGCTGTCATTTGCTTCTTTATTTGCACTCCCACATTCAACCTGAAAGTTGCCCGGTGATAATGATGTGGTCCAACCCTTTCTTGGACCATCGCCGTCCATAGAAAAGGTGTGTTGTGCATCAGGAGTATAAAGCATTACCGCAGACGTAACATCTGCAGGTTGATGAATAATACCAAAACCCACACCACCCTTATCATTGCCATATGTGATAGCAGTATAATTTTGCTTTGCTGTATCAGATCCAGTTGGCAGAGCAGTTTTACCAGGCGCTCTTGCTTTTATATCAGCAGCATTCTTAGGTTGCGTCATTATAATTCGAGGGGTGTAATAACTATTTAATCAACTTAAATGATCTGATCTGGAGTGCCAGGAATATTAAGTCTTGGATCATTACTTGTAATATCTGTACCCTGTCTCTGAATTGCAGATGGGCGAGTCGTGACTTGAGCATCGATGCTTTCCTTAAGTGTAGTATAAACTTGAACGAGTTCTCCAGGTGTCTCATAAAATCCAGCAAAGAGAAGACCATCTTTGAGGAATACTGCACCATAATATGCACGACCATCCACATATCCAGTTTGTTTTAGTCCAGCAAGATCTGTGACTTGAATAAGTTTTTGTGAATCGATGACGATTGGATCTCTCACAACTTCAAACTGAGGAGCAAAGGTTGCGTTAATACCCGTATCAGTAACCATTCGAATGTCTGGATATCCCACAAAACCAAGACCAGGATTTAGAACTTTAACCGATCTAATTCTACCAAAAGAATCACAATCATAATCAAGAACAGCACCATTACTTGGAGTGATTTCAATTTTATCCACACCACAATTATGATTAATGCCTGGATCTAAAACGTTAACACTCTTCAATCTTAATGCAACCGGATATCCAGGTCCAGCTGGAGGTGGAAAAGAGTTTCCAGGATCATCAACATCCACTCTAGTTACTACACCTTTACCTCTGATAACTCTAGGGCAAGGAGGTGGAATAAGAACCGCAGAAATACCTATGGGGTTTTGGGTCCAAGGTTTGCCTATCCCTGTTGAGACATCAACAGGAATGGTAATTTCAGCAAATCCTATAACTGGATTTTTATCAAAACCTGTGTTTGGAACACGAATGTTTGAAAGTTCTAGTTCAATCGTTCTCTTTCCTTTTGATGCATTAAATTTAGTCTTTGCTCTTCTTCCAAATACTTTTGCTCCACCAACTCGAACTCCATCAACTTTTACGATCAAATTATCATCTGCTTCTGCCTCTAAAGTATATTGCCCGTCAACTGGAAAATCAACATTTGACCAGCGAAAAATCCAAGTCTTACCTTGAATTTCTTCATTTGGAATTGCATTTACATCCTGAAAAGTTGGTGAGATAAAATCACCTTTATAATTTGTAATCGCAGTGGGACCTTCATAGACAACACCAACAGCAGTGGGAGATTGGTTTATAATTTCATATTGTTCCGATGGTGCTGTTGGTGCTGTTGAAGTAGAAGTAGGAGTCCCAACTGAAAAGGTTAAATTATATGTTGTGCCTGTAATCGAAGCGAGGCCGTCGTCACTGAAGAAGAATCTGGAAGAGTGATTTCTTTTATTGGATGGAGTAAAAGTCCCACTAAGAGCAGTAATTTGAATATCATCAATGTCATTATGGTACACCAGCCCCCGGCCGCTGTAGGTGTAGCGGCCGACGGGGTGAGCCTCGCCAAAAATTTTATTAGATTTTATCAGTCCACCTTCTTTATTATTAACAATAGTCCCTTGATTCACCTTTCGGTCGCTCAACACCGACGGGGTGATGCCACCGCCGCGTCGGCCGGCGATCAAACTAGCCGCCAGGTTGGATCCGACCGGTGCTGGTGGTGGCTCCTTTATAAATGAACTAATAGAAACTTTATAGTTAATATTTGGTCTTACTCTAATGGTTTCTTTTCTAGTTGTGCGGAATTTTTCAGATCTTATAAAAAAAGAAGCACCATCTTTCCCCGGCACTTTAACTGGAGGTGGCCGATCCGTTCCTTTTAAAACAAAAGAATCTTTACCATCTTCAGAAGTGAACGCGGCAATAAGTGAACCAACCTCGGCGAAGCCGCGTGGATCACCTTCTTCATCAACAATAAAGTCTACTTCAACGTATTCTTCTGAATCAATAGTAGATTTTGGTGCTGTTGGTGATTGTCTAGATTTAAACAACCAATCTTTTGTGCTGAATACTTTTTTGTCTATTTTTTTGAATGTTTCTATTGTTCGATTTTCAACTTCAACTTCAATTTTTCTAAGTCCTTTTTGTAAAAATAATTTAGTTGCTCTTGGATTTTCTACATTAAATGGTTCTATACCTTGTATACTATCTGCCGTTGCTTTAGAACTAACTCTACCACCTCGAATAATTTCTTTATCATCTATTAAAATTCTACCACCATCATCAACAGTTGCTTTAAGCGCATAGAACCCATCATATGGAAGGTCTATATTCCATGAATTTCTGTATACGATTCCACCAGAGTCACTCCCCGGAGTTGATAAAGGAGGAATGGGTGAGATAGCAAACCTATTTGTGAATGTACTCCAAGTTGGTCCCCTCGAATCTTTATTTGTAAAATTAACTGGCCACCATCTTTCCTTTGCACCTGGAAAACGTGTAGTCCACATTGGATTTTTGGGACATCTACCCTCTTGTAGTGGGATCGGTTCTTGTGGAATTGGAGGTAATGGTGCATCAATCGTGAGTGCTGCTCCCATTGGATTTTGATTCCAAGATCTTGCAGAGATTACTGTTTTTATTGCCGGTGATGCTGTTGGCGTTGGTATTGGTTCTCCAACAACAACTGTTTTTATTGCTGTTATTTCCCTATCAACAGATCCACTTTTTCCATTTTGAGATAAAGTCGCAGCACCTACGCTAATGCTCTTGACAGCAACTCCAGCCGCGCCTGGATCATCCTTCCACTGCAATTTGAGTTTTATTTTTCCATTACCATCATACTTTATTCTCTTTCCATCCAAAGAAAATCTAGCATTTACTCCTGGATCAGAAGAAACAATGGAGAATGTTGCGTTTATATCATTTCCATTACTATCTTTAAGTCTAATTTCATTATCTACAACATTTATAGGATTATTTGAAGCATTCAATCCATTGTATATTATTTCCAAATCTCCTGTTGAGGGGGTGTTTATATTCTCTTTTACTGAAAAGGTTAAATCATATGTGTCTCTTGCTTTGCTACTTTCTTTTCCTT